CTGGAGTAACTTAAAGCACTCCTGCATATATCGACGCATCAAATCTAAACGGTCTTCAGGGGCACCGTTTATCTTCGCCTCAATATAAGCCCGCTGGAAGAACTGTAGGTGAAGTTGCAGGTTACTGAAAGGCTCAGGTGGATAGTATCTGCCTTTCTCTAGGATCTCTTCGACCAGCATTTCAGCCTCATCAAGTGGCGCAGTTGCCAACTTGTTGTATTGCTCGATGTCTGGGAAATCCAACAAGCTGCGAGTCTCCGCCTTATCAATCAAGCCTGCCTGCGACATCTCGATGACTGTCTGCAAACGTGCGGCTGGAGTGGTCGGGAGAAGACTCGCCGGATAAACTTTCATCCGATACTGGTCTTCACGCAGGTTAATATCAGACCACTTAATCTTCTCAATCTCTTTATCGCCGTAAGAGATAACTTCGTATGTTTTACCTTCTTCTGATGCATCTTTAGCTAGATCGATCATCTGACGTGCGACCTCTAGAAATGCTGACTCATATGCCTGACCCACAATTACAAAACGCTCAGTCTCAATATCGCTGTACTCACGCAGGGCAACGCCTGACTCCAGGCCTGCTGGTTTGAGGCTTGTCGCGGATAACTGACTGATGCCAGAGATCTCATAAGCTCTGTTGTAGAGTCGGTCGAGGTGGCTAAATACTTCGCCTGCTACAGTCTGAGGCACAAAGAAGCGCGGTGGCTGGCCTTCGTACTCAATAATGCCCCAAGTTTGGTTGTTGATTTGCTCTTTAGCAACTTGTGAGCCACGCTCTAGAAACACCTTCGGTGTCGCCAGGTTCATCTGTTCCTGGATATTGAGAAGTAGTTGGTTAATCTCTGCCTGAATTCCCCTAAGCTGCTCCGCAAGCCCTTGGCCATAATAACCCAACATGCGACGCGACCAGCGAAGCGTAACAAATGGGAAATAGCTCTTCTCATATTTCTCGTCGAAAAGAGTTGCTCCATCAATACATATAACATGACGCCCATCGCCTGAGCCCTTTGATGATGGAATGTGCCACGCTTCAATAACCTCAATCATGTCGCCGGTGTTATAGTGTCGGTCTTCTGGGTCGCAGGGATTTGCGCGTGAGATCTCATTAATGTGATTCGGATATAAACCCATCACCACTTCGCGCGGCATAATCTTTCGCTGAAACATCTGACGCGGTTCGCCGTACCTAGCCTCATACTCGTCTACAATGAGCTCGCTCGGAAATACGCGCTCTGTCTTAACTTCATCATCTTCAATGTAAACCTTGAGAACGCCTGTGCCAAAGACGCAGCTATCGAGAAAAACCCTTTGCATAACGTTATACAGGTCTGTCTGATAAAACATGCCATCGACAAACTTGGTCAATAGCTTTGCTTTACGCTTAAGGCTGAAATCACCGCCACTAGTCAGGAAGATTGGGCGTGGTCTCGTTTTGGCAATCTTGGCTGTGACCGTATTACAGCATGAAGCAATAACGTTAAAGGTAACGCGCTCCTCATCATATACTGAGCTTGCGCGGTAAGCCATAGGGTTTAGGGCATTGTTAAAGTAATTCTCAAATAGAGACAGATGCAAGACATCGTGATCTGCCCGTGTCTCAATTCTCTGTTTGAGATTATCTAAAAGGCTATCGATCAAGTCCTCGGGATTATTAACATCTGAATCCCACCAAAACTTTTCCTGTAGATACAAGCTTGTCATTGCAGTCTCTCTATCGCTGTGCCCGCAGCCCACCATCTATCTGATTCTTTGCGGTCTAAATTTCTCGTAACATCATCCCAGTGTCTATCCTCAATCATAGCCCAATACTCTTCTGTGCCATACTTGGGGGTTTCTGCTGGAGCTTCATACCTATAGTGTCGGCATTCTCGCCATGCGTAAAGCGCCGCATCAGCGAGGTGGTTCTCGAAACGTGCGTCTTCTTTGCGATGGTCTTCATCCCACTGAAGATTTTGCCACTCGTCTAAAATGTCAGAGCCTCGTGTTACCTTGAGGATGCCATCGGCGAGGTCCGAGTTCATCATATCGATGTAACTCATTTTCTTAGACTTTTCAGCCGGGTAAATAGGGAGCCCATAGCGAACCTTAAACTCCTCAACAATAGACTTACCCAATCCACCTGTATCGGCGACGATTCTGGTAAAGTCGTACTCGTCGGCAAGATCACTAATTCGCTCTGCAATGTCGGTGGGCAACATCTTGGACTGCTTTTGACAGTCGACGATGAAGACATGCGGTAGGTCTCGACTATAAGCCATGACGACGAAGGCGGTCGCGTCGTGATATCCAAGGTCGACCCCAAGGACATATTCGAAATCATGGTCATCGGGGAGGCCGTCAATAATGTTGTGGCTGTGATATCGGTACACAAGCGAATCGTCTGACCTAACCCAACGTCCGCACCATTCTCGCAGATATACCGGATTGTCATCGGCCCATCCTTTGGAGTGCTTCTTCTTGTTGAGATACTCTCCAGCGTGTGGGATGTATTTGTTTTCGAGAATGGTCCAGTGATGCTGACTGAATCCGGGCCGAAGTCCTGTCGATGCTTCATAGAAAAACCCACTACACGCCGCAGTGGGCGTACCAATCATTGCCAGGGTGCCATCGCAGTCAATGAGCGCCGGTTCGAGTACTTCTTCGACCAGTGCATCGATGTGGCGACCAAAAGACCCAGCCTCATCAAGAATTACGAGCTGATACTTAAGACCCCGCAGTTTATCGATATCTGCCTCGTCATTGGCACCGGTGAGGATAATTTGACTGTGATTTGGGAAGGTTGCGGTCAATTCTGAGTTGTTGAAGTGGATATTTAGGTAATATTTGCGGTTTGCGCGCTGTAATTCGGCCCACATGAGCTTTTTTGCGCTGCTACGGGTCAATGCGATGTATGCGCACGTCGATTCTGCGTATTTCATGCAGGTTTCGATGAGATAGTAGCACGATGCATAGGTTTTACCCGCTCGACGACTGCAAAGGGCTGTTTTAAGGCGTGATTCGTCGCCTATATACTCCATTTGCTGCGGCAAAAGGTGTTTATGCCATGCAAAAGAGCGATTTTCGGCATCTGGGTTGTCATCGCGTAAGTCAGACAGGTCACCGTGCCGTTTTAGGTACTCTTTTAATACCTGACGCGCATCATACTGCTTGCTTTGCTTGCTCATCGGCTACCGCCTTGATTTTTGGTTTTCGACCCCGTTTTAGGGTCTCTTTTGGCATCATATCTTCGGTGTGTAGCGGAGCCATCCACGAAATAGACGTCAGAGGCACAAATCGCGGCTCTCCAGTGCCAAGCTTTACAGCAACCCAGTCACCCATAAGCTCAAGCTTGAACTGAGGGTTGGTGCTTACGTCAATAAAGTTTTGATTGAACACCGGGCGGGCGCTGTTGGCCAGCATGATGGTTTTAAGTTTCACTGAGTTCATGAAGTTCCCCATTGTAGAGTTTGTTGACCTGCTCCAGTCCGCCCTCATGGCAGAGGTGCGGGACAAGGCTAAAGTTATGCCGACGAAGATCTTTGCGAAGGATGAAGTCATGGCTCAAAAGCGTAGGCTCGCCACGCTTGTAGTCGAACACATTGAGCATCGCGGTCATGACGCCAAAGGTGCGATATTCACGCTTCACATATCCCCAGTGACAGATAAAAAATCTATCGGTACGGTCTGCGCATAACCAACCACAAAACTCATCGTCCATGCCTGGTAAGTCTACGACCGCCACGACTGTATGGGCTTGGCTTAGAAGCCTACCCACAACCTGGCGATGAAGGGTTTTCATCACCGCTTTCGGTATTGCTTTGTTCTGGCCGTGGTAAGATTTTAGCCAGTTCGAGTATATCATTGTGGAGTCAGACGCATCGGCGGCACGAATACGAATAGGCAATCGTCTTTCTTGTGCTAGCGCCATTACTTCTTCTGCCCCTTGGTCTCCAGTTGCTTGAAGGCTTCCCCAGCCAACCTCTGAAGATCTTCATCGCTCATGCTACTGAGCTGGTCGTTTTGGCGCAAGCCCCGTTCAAGGTCTCCGAGCTGACAAAGGCTCCGCGTCACCACACCAAGCAACTTCACCTCTTCCGCGCTCAGCGTCTCGTGATAATTCCGCATACTGGCATCGGCAAGCTTACGGCTCTCACTCTCCAGCACCGCATAGATATTCTGTTGAATATCTGCCAGCCTCGGGAGGTATCGCGCCTCCACCGGTTTGGCGTTCATCGTTATCTTGCTTGCTTCAACCTCTAGGGCTGCATCCACATCTTCAGCCAAATTTGCTTTGTCTTGTTTGCTCAGCGCTCCAAACGCATTGGTCTCGTACCGGGCTACTAACTTCTTCATGTCCACGAGTTTGTCTGCCATGGGCAAAGGATAACCGAAAAATATAATTTTTTACCAGGGGCGCACGAAAAATGTGCGCGGTCTATGGGTTAACGCAGTGCGTCATGTGAAAATGTGAATAGTGCGTGTGAGGGTCTACATAAACAACAACACAAACATAAAAGCGGGGCACCCTACCCCCTAGTAGATTGGCGATCGTCGTTCGTCCTTCGGTGTCCGTTCTGACCCCTCTAGCGAGCTCCCTGCACTGCAAAGTTAGGCAATATGATGAATCACCTTGCTAGACCAATCCGGGCTGGAGAGAGGATCCTCGTGCGTCTGGTGGCATTTGCTCAAAATGAGCTCTCCGGAGCCCATTTTTCGCTCGAGATTGTGCTCGAGATTGTGCTCGAGGTAGCGGGATTTTGCTCGAGACGACGAAGGGAGTGCAAAGAGGGCAGAGTTAGGGCATTGGGTTGATATATAAGCCCCTAACTCAACCCAATTTTGCGCAATCCTAGAGGGCCATAAGGTTTTGCCGATGTCAAACCACAGCACCCAATGAAGCTATGTAGTGAAATCGGGGCAACAAATATATATATGTGATTTTGGGGATTCTCTAAGGAACCTTTATGCCTAAATGACTACATAGCTACATCGCTTTGAAATCACTGCGAAAACCTTGAAAACTGACTACATGAACCGCTACATAAGCCATGCTTACTTCATTTAAGCCCCTGAGATAATGTAGCCGATTGTTGAAATAGTGCAGCCATATACTTGCGCCCCTACACTATTGAGTGCATTATTATCTTAGTGCAGAAAACCATTTTCAGGAGTGCAGACAATGAAACCAATTAATCACTACATCTCAACCCAATTGGACCTCGACTATGCCGGCAACTTGGCCAAGCAAGTGAGCCTTGGAGGATTGCTCTGGTATATGGCTCTGGTCAATCTCGCGGTTGTCTTT